AAAGGGGTAAGAGAGAGAGATATTGATTTTGCTGGATTGCTTGGCTGGTCATCGATGCCAGCCGCCTCATCGAAAGCCTCATCGTTGCGGCTTGGCGGGATCGTCAAAACGACCGATCGCTTGCCTCGCCATGACGAGGAATTTCCGGGTTAACTATATCTCTCTCTCTTTCCTTACCCTATAGGGGTAAGGGAGAGAGATATAGAAGTTTCAGCGACTTAGCGTTTGTTCCCGGTATGTTCTGGTAGGATTGTGGTGTTGCAAAAATGTCACACAATAGACATTGATTGCATGAGATTTTGCCGGGAAATCATGGGGATGGGGGGAGGTGTTGCATTTATGCCACAGTGTGACAGGAAAATCACAAAAGATTGAAGATTCTCTTGTGTTCTTGGTTTGTTCTTGGTTTGTCCTGGTCGATCCGAACAGAACCAGAACAGATCGTGAACAAAAAGGATTCTTCCGGGAAAAACTAGAACAAAAGAAGAACATCTAGTCTGACCCCCACACAAAAAAATGTCTGTCATATTATATATATATATGACCCCCAAATATATTTGCAAAAAATCAAGGGACTTTCACCACGGGGCGGCGGGGCTACCAAGTGTGTCGGGGTATGTATTTACCCCGGAAGGTCTAGATAGAAAAATAACATACTTTTATGTATTACGCAAGTATGGTAAAATGTTTTTTTAAACAGCAGTTGTAAAAATGCAACAGTCAGGATAAATAAATGTTTGAAGCTATCGTATTATTTTGTGCTGTAGGAATTTCAGACCCTAATCAGTGTGTGACAGCAGAAGATACACGAGGACCATACAAGACTCGTGAGGAGTGCCATAACCGTATTCAAGAAATGGTTGCAGGTATTGCATACACAATTCCTATACCGCTAAACTTTCATTTTAAATGTGAAGAACCAGAACTCAAAGGCATGAAACTTTGATGCTAGATAACTACCCGGAAGACCTACCAGAACTTTCTGGGATGGAAGACTATCTTAATCTAAAAGACAAACTATATAAATACACAAACTTGAAAGCACAAACAGACTTCTTGACGTTTGTCAAGATATTTGCTCCTACACTTGTATCTGATTTCAAGATGGGCAGACACATTGAATTACTGTGTAAGAAGTTGCAGGGTGTAGTAGATGGTGATGTCAAGAGATTGATGGTATTCTTGCCTCCCCGATCTTCCAAGTCCTTGATCTGTAGCAAGTTGTTTCCTGCGTGGTACATAGGCAACTATTCAAATCATGAAATCATGTCTGTGTCACACAGTGACCAGCTTGCCAGCGACTTTGGTCGTACAGTCAGGGACATTGTAAATACAGAAAGGTTCCAGCGTATCTTTACAGGTGTCTCTTTGCGTAGTGATGTAAAGGCAGCAGGTAAATGGAAAACAAATAAGAACGGTTCTTACTACGCTGCGGGTGTGCGAAGTCAGGTCGCAGGACGGGGTGCTCATGTAGCCCTGCTTGACGATGTCATGTCTGAAGAAGACGCTATTAGCGAAGCAGGTCGCAGGTATATTAAGGAATGGTATCCGGCAGGTCTGCGTACTCGTATTATGCCAAATGGTGCCATTATCATTATTAATACACGATATCACTACGATGATCTCTGTGGCTGGCTCCTGAAGCAGGAACAGTTTGCAGAAGAGAATATGTATCCATGGGAAGTGATTAGTATTCCTGCTTGGCTAGACGAGCCAGCAGCAGAACTTCTTGGGCTTCCAGAGGGTACATCGTATTTTCCTGAATGGAAAACAGATGATGTATTACGTATCGATGAACAAGAGATCAGGGCAAGTAACGGCAGTAGATATTGGAATGCATTATATATGCAAGACCCAAGTCCTGATGACGGTGGTGTAATTAAAAAGAGGTGGGTTAAATGGTGGGACTATGACGAGCCACCACCCTGTGACTTTATTATCCAGACTTACGATACAGCGTTTAGTACAAGCAGAACAGCAGATTTTAGTGTAATACAAACTTGGGGCATCTTCCAGAACTATGAGGAAGATGGTTATGGAGGAGAACATGTGGTCTCAAATCTTATCCTTCTCGGCAACACGAAGGGCCGCTACGAGTACCCAGAACTCAGGAGGATCGCTCAAGAACTCTATCAAACGTTTAAACCAGACGTATGTATTATTGAAAAGAAAGCTTCAGGGCAATCGTTGATACAAGATATGCGTCGGGCAGGACTTCCCGTGTTGGACTACTTGCCTGACAGGGACAAGGTTTCAAGAGTACACGCCGCTACACCTATGATGGAGTCAGGTCGTGTATGGTTACCGGAAGACAGGGTCTGGGCAGATGATTTGTTTGCTGAATGTATGTCTTTTCCTAATGGAGCGCATGATGACCAAGTAGATGCTATGACTATGGCTATTCATTATATGAAAGATAGTTGGAATTTATTGCATCCAGAAGACCCCTATTGGGAAGATTCAGACTTTAAACGTAAAAAAAGGGTTGCATATTGGCGAACCTGAATATATAATATGTGTAGTTGAAATACGACTAGCAGGGAAAAACTATGGCAATTGAAAAGAATCCAAATGATTCCATTGATCAGGAAAATGTAATTGAAGTAAACTTTGCTGCAGAAAAAGTTCCAGAAAATGTAAACTTTGAAATTGATCCAGCAACTGGTGAGATTGAAGTTGACTTTAACTTTGATCCTGATCTTGAAGACGACGACGACGGCACCTCTGAGTTCTATGACAACTTGGTAAATGTGTTGGACGAAGATGCTTTGTCTTCTATTGGTCATGAAATTTATGAAAATTTTGAAGCAGACAAAGGTTCCCGTGCAGAATGGGAATCAATGTTCGAGCGTGGCTTTGATCTTCTTGGTTTGAAGCTGGAAGAAACTACTGAGCCGTTTGAAGGCGCAGCCACTGCTGTACACCCCTTGCTGATTGAATCAGCAGTCAAGTTCCAATCAAGGGCAAGTCAAGAACTTTTCCCTGCATCTGGGCCGGTCAAGGCCCAAGTTCTAGGTGACATCACGGAGTCACGACAGCGACAGGCTAATCGAGTTCAGAACTTTATGAACTATCAGCTTACAGAGCAAATGCCTGAGTACTTTGACGAGTTTGAACGTATGCTGTTTCACCTGCCCTTGATTGGTTCCGCATTTAAGAAAGTTTACTATGACGCTTCTGTAGAGCGGCCCGTCAGTGAATTTATCCCCATCGACCAGTTTTATGTATCATACTATGCAACTGATCTGCGTCGGGCAGATAGGTATACTCACGTATTATATCGTAGCCCTGTAGAAATGGCACGACAGATTAATGCAGGTATGTATGCAGATGTAGAACTACCAGACCCGTATATGCCTGAACAGTCAGCACTGACTGAAAAGATGGATACGGTTCTGGGCCTTTCACCTTCTTCTGATAATGACATGCAGTATGTTCTCCTTGAACAGCATTGCTATCTTGACATCGAAGAGGATGTTGCCTGTCCTTATATTGTTACAATAGAAGAAAAAACAAGGACTGTTCTTTCTATTCGTCGTAACTGGAATCCAGACGATCAGACAAAACAAAAGAAAATGTTCTTTACACATTATCGTTTTGTACCGGGATTTGGTTTCTATGGTCTTGGTCTTATTCATTTCCTTGGTAATCTTACCATGTCTGCTACGGCAGCTATGCGTAACCTTATTGACGCAGGTCAGTTTTCTAACCTCCCCGGCGGCTTTAAGGCAAAAGGTGTACGCATTGTAGGAGACAATGATCCTATTGCCCCCGGCGAGTTCAAAGAAGTTGAAGCCACAGGCATGGACCTTAACAAATCTATTGTACCTCTTCCATACAAAGAACCCTCTGGTACGTTGTTCCAAATGTTGCAGTTTGTATCTGGCGCAGGTCAGAAGTTTGCAGATACAACCGAACAAGTAATTAGCGAAGGTTCCAACTATGGGCCTGTAGGTACAACTATGGCTTTGCTTGAAGCATCCAGTAAGTTCTTTAGTGCAATCCACAAACGACTGCATAAATCACAAAAGAATGAACTACAAGTACTTGCACGTATCAACCACGAAAGTCTGCCACAAGAATACCCCTACGATGTTCCCGGAGTTTCGGAAACGATCTTTAAGACAGATTTCGATGGTCGTGTTGATGTAATCCCGGTTAGCGATCCTAACATTCCTTCTTCTGCCCATCGTCTTATGATGACGCAGATGGCTATGCAGTTGGCTCAGACTGCACCTCCCGGTATGTTCAATATGGAAGAGCTAAACCGAACCCTTTTGAATGCGGCAAACATTCCCAATCTTGACCGCATTCTTCCGTCGAAGCCTGAACCCCAGCCCCTTGATCCTGTTACGGATATTGAAGCAGCTACAAAAGGTCTGCCAATCAAAGCTTTTGCTGGACAGAACCATGATGCACATATTCAGGTTAAGACACTGTTTCTACAAGACCCTGCCAATGGTGGTAATCCTATCATGCAGCGTATTGCACCAGTTCTTCAAGCCAACATCCAAGAACATTTAGTTATGAAATACGAAGAACAAATAAATGGCATCACTCGTCAGATGATGGCAAATACTCCACAAGACGATCCTAATCTACAAAATCCTGCCGTTATAGAACAAATCATGGCCCAAGCTGCCCAGCAAGTTATGCAAGCTAACATGGCAGCGGCACAAAAAGGAGGTGGTCCAGAGCAGCAGATGGTAGCGATTGAGCAAGCACGGCTTGACATTGAGAAGGAAAAGATACAGGCACAGCTTGCCAAAGAAGCAAGTGAAGGCGCACTGAAGAATCGTGACCTTGACCTGAAGGAACAGAAACTTGCGCTTGACGCATACAAGATTGGGGCAGAGGGAACTCTGAAAGCAGATGAAAAAGAGAAAGATCGAAATACAAAGGCGGCAATCGAAGCTGTTAAAATCCTTACCGACCTCATCAAGCAAGAAGAAAATATCCAAAACTCCGAAACGCTTAAAGCGGCAGACATGATTACGAAAATGCTTGCAGAAGTAAGAAAGGGATAGTCATGTCAACAGGATTAAAAGGTGTAATTAAAATACTTTCAAATACAATAGATTTTGAAAAGTTGTTTGGTACACCAAAAATTGCTCGTGAAAGTGTAAAGAAAAATATTCCAGCTAATGAACCTGCTACACCTTTATATAAATTATTTAAAGACTTAGGTAGACAACAAAGAAAAGAAATGCAGGAAATGGGTATTTCAGAAGATTTAGATGATTATATGGATTATTTAAATGTTGATGAAATGGATACTCTTGTAAAGCTTTTAAAAGACCCAAGTCTTGATGATGCAGCAAGGAATAAAATTATTGATAATCTTTTAAGAGCAAAACGAAACGAAGTCATTGGACGTTTATATGATAACAAACCTAATGTTCCTCGTGGTGTAGAAGTAGGGCGTCCGTCAGGAGAAATACCTACACCTGCAAATGATCCTACCTTTACGATTGTAAAATAATGCTTTGGGAAGAAATACAGAAGTCTCTACAAAAAGAAGTAGACGGGCTAAAAAATTCGCTTGCATATGGCGTCCCTTCGGACTATCATTCGTATATGCAAATCGTTGGAAAGATTGCTGGCATTGAATATGCACAGGATGAAATCAAACGATTAGTCAATACAATGATATATGAAGACGAAGAGGATTAATATGCAAAGTGTAGCTATGGCTAATGCAATGAAGAACGACGAATGGATTACAAACGGTGAAGCACCTGATCCAGAGGTTCTTCCAAAGATTCCGGGGTTTCACCTTCTTATTCGCCCCGTATCAGTAAAACAAGAAACCAAGGGTGGCATCCTGCTACCTGACTCAACTAAAAATGACATTGCCTATCTTACAACTGTGGGTAAGGTTTTGAAAGTTGGTGACATCGCTTATAAAGATGACGACAAGTTTCCTAGCGGCCCGTGGTGTCAAGAGGGTGACTATGTTTGTTATGGTAAA